TAGGTTCTAATTTAATGTTAGAGCATTTAACTGTCCCTACTATTGCTGCTACAGATTTTACAGGTAATACTTCACCATTAGCTTTAAGAGTTATACAACTTGATGGAGATAGAATTGATTTATATATTCTTTCAAATACCTTATTTGCAGTTAATAGTACAGGTAATGTTAGTGCAGGCGCAGATTTAATTGAAGTTAGAATAGATAAACGATATGATCCGATTACTAAAACTCTAGTGAATTTTAACCAATTTACTTCTAATAATCTACCAAAAAGAGGAGATTTGTGGAGCTTTGGAGAATGGGATAACCCAGACCAGTTTTACACAAATAAAACAGATAAACTATTTAAAATCACTTCACTTTCACGTGACCCAAAAGAAGAAGAAGTAACAGTATCAGCTATAGAGTATGTATCTAATATATACGTAGATTCAGATACTTTTATTGATTATACCCCAACAGCATATTTAGATACTAAATCACCATTAATCGCACCTCCTGCTCCTGTCTTTAGTTTACGTTCAGTACCTACTAGAGAGCAAGATGGGTCAGTGAGGGTTGATTTAATTGTAGAAAATTTTACTGAAAGTCAGAATTATGGTATCCAGTTTGAGACAGAGTATTTTATTTCTCTTCCAGACGAATCTCAACTAATACCCTCATTAGTTAGTGATGACGGAAGCACTATAAAATTTAACGCCTCTGATATTACTGCTATAGAAGATGGCGACGGTCCTGCTGCATTAATCGGTAAAAACGGGTTTGATAGTTTAACAGGTAAAATTAGGTTATTATGTAATTCTGTAATTTCAGGTGCTACTCATGGAACAAGTGCAGTTGATAATTTAAGATTACAAGTTGAAGGTATGAATGTTCTTACTGATTATAATTTTATTGCAAGTGGTGAGCCTAAGTTTCTTTTAGATGTAAATGATGGGTTAGCAGATGGTATTTTCCAAGGACTAAAAGGACACGATGCTGTAACTGTACCGATTTCTGTACAACAAACAGGAGGATCAAGAAACTTTGTAGCTGCTGGGCCAGAATTAACTGGTTTATCTGCTAATATACGTTTTGCTGATAGACCAAATAACTTTATTTATATTGATAATCCTATTACAAATGGCGTTGATCTTGGTAGTAAATTGCTTAATACTCCATTTTATATTGAGATATTTCAAATATTGGATTCGAGATATTTTAATAGTAGAGCAAACTTTTATGTCGGTGGTTCAGAATTTACTTACACCCAAGAAAATGCTTTTGTAGGAGGAAGCACCCATACAGAGCCTTTACCAATTACTCCTAGAGATGCAGCTTTTGTAAGAGTATTTTTAGATAATATTGAAACTCAGAACTTCACACTAGATAGAGTATCAACACCTGCTACTATACAAGTTACCGCAGCGAGTGATGAAAGTCAAATAAGAGTAGAAATAGATCATTATACTGTACCAGCTATTGAGATAGGTGATAATGTGCAGTTTGAAACTCAGAATATTTTTACTGTGGCAAACACTAGTTATGACCCTGCTAGCCCAACTTACAATGCTGAAATGACCGCTAATAATATTTATCAGGTAGAATTATTGACTACGCCAGTAGCTAATCTTACTGGCGTAACTATGGTTAACCTTGCTCAAGACCCTGTCGGAGCTATAGGTAATGTGAATACTGGAGATAAAACTTTTACTCTCGACTATGATAGAGGAACTTATCCTGGTAATTTTAGATTAGCTAATAATCAAATATATCAACTGAATGTTGGTGGTGAGTTTGAAAAAACTTTTTTAGCAAAAGATAGAATTATAAGAGATATACCTATAGGCACTACTACTGTAAAAGCTAGGAATAGAAACCTTACAGGAAGATTCAGCCCTAGTGTAACAAAGAGTGTTTCTATTGGAGAGATACCTATTCAAAAGGTTCAAAATATTTCAATTACTGAAGGTTTATATGTAGAACAATTAGGTGGTGTTGCTACACGTGCTATAATCAAATTTAATCACGTAGTTAATCAAGAAGTAACTGATTATGAAATTTCATATCGTACTAATAATACAGATAATACAGATTTAAGTAGTTTTTCTACAGTTAAAGTTCCTGCTAATAATGTTGATGATGCAGGACAAATTACTCATGTCATAAATAATATTGATAGAGGCGTTGTAGGAAGCACAATAACTTTATTTGTAAGAATCACACCTCTTAATAAAAATATAAGAGGAATAACTGCAACAGCAGAAAAACTTATAATAGGAAAAACAGCTAAACCACAAAATATTACTGATTTTGGTGCTGGACAATCTGAAGAACAACTTACCTTATTTTGGCAATACCCACGTCAAGCAACAGGTGATCTAGTTGATTTAGATTTAAAAGAAGTAGTGATAAGACGTATAGGAGGTATTCGCACGGCAACTGAAGAGAATTTTAACGCAGCCAATCCTTTTTTAACAGTTGCAGCAGGTGTATCTCGTAAATCTAGTCCTATTGATGCTTTTGGTGATTTTACATATCTTGCAAAAACTCGTGATACCTCAGGAAATTTTAGTGATGACATTGCTATTACTACTTTAACAACATTTAGACCAGGAGGAAAAACGGTATTTAAAGCGTTTAATACTGATAGCCCTTCTGTTCAATTTGCTGGTATAGCCAATGAAAATGCTTCTGAAGCAGCTTTTGTTAGTGTTACTGACACTAATTCGGGAGGACTTAACGTTGCTGCTACTCCTTCAACTGCTGCAGATAATGCTAATGCCTCTGCTACTGGGTGGTCGTACAATGCTGGCTTAGCCGTCTCTGATTTAACTGCTGGTGGTGATGCGACATATATTACTCCAATTAGAGACATGGGTGCAGTTATTACAGGATCTGTACAGGCTGATATACAAGGTACATCAGCTGCTAAAACTACTTTTAATGATTTTACAGACGACATACTAACTGGAGCCACAGAGGTACAAAGTAGTCCTAAAGACAATGTGTTAAGAGAAACTAACTTTGGAGGCTTAGGCACTGTATTAGGTTTCAGTAATACAACTTTATCTTTCAGTTTTGATACAAATAATGAAACACTTGTCGATTCAACGACATCACAAAATGTGTATGCAATCGTAAATCCTGGACAATATACTGGTAATGTTATTTCGATTCAAGCTATAACAAAAGCTAACCCTGCTGTGATTACAACTTCTGGCTCTGAGCATGGAATTACAGGAACTGAGCGTATTATAATTCATGGTGTTAGTGGCATGACTGAGATTAATGAAAGAGAAGTATACGCAACTAGAGTTAATGCAACAACATTAAATATATTCACTGATTCAGGAGGAAGCACTGGTTTAGACTCTAGTGGTTTTAGTACTTATGTAAGTGGAGGAGTATTAGACCAAGGTGACAGAGCAAATGCTAATGCTATGGCTTTTATAGCTGGTGCCATCAATGCGAATGAGATTGAACTAGGGGAAACTTTTCATGCAAATGGAGATTCTACTGGAGGTAATGCCTTTGCTAACGTTACTACGGCAAATAGTGGAGTTAATAATTATAAACTAGTTAACTTAAGACAGTATCAAGACGAAGCCTCCACAACTTTTGCTGGTTCCGCTACAGCGATAACTCAACAAACTTTCATAAGGACCTCTAGCGCAGATCCTGATGTATTATTTTACACAGGTGCAGGAGTATCAAATGGAAACGTTAATGTAAGTGCTTTTACTTCTTCTTCGATTAATGATGGTTTTTTACCTTACGAGGTTGGATCCCGTCAGTTTAGATTTTATCAATTAAAATTTGTGGTACTCAACTCATCTCCAAATGAATTTGACTTTACACTCGATAAATTTAGAGTTAGTATAGAGAAGACTACAACAACTTTTACTGATACATCAACTTTTAGTAATGCTACGCAGTTTGTTGATATGACATCTGCAAATTTTGGTTTAACACCGACTGTATCTTTACAGCCGATAAATTTTGCCAATGCAGCTGTTGTACTTACTGTTGAGGTTACTAAAGATCATGTGGCGTATAGAGTATTTGATATTGGAGCTGATGCGGTAGCACCTGCTGATGGTGCAATATCAGTCGCATTGACAGCAACGGGAATATAAAATGACATTACTAGACTCAAACACCTTTGTTGAACCTACTGCAGCAACTAGTATTAGTACTGCACGAACTCAGTTCAATAATGCTCTTAGGTCTTTGCTGACCAATTTTGCGGGAGCAGCTGCGCCTTCATTATCAGGTAGTAATATTGTTAGATCTGGTACAGCTCAAGCTCCTGAAACTGGCTTACTTTATAGACACTCAAATGCAAATGTAACTGCCTTTTTCGTAGCTGACGCAAACCATATTAAAACACAAACGGTTGGCACAGGTTTTACACGAGTAGGAATTGGGCATAGACTTGAGAACGGCATTGTGTCTATGATGTCTAATGTCTCTCATTATGAGATAGGAGAGCTTGCTGCTACTGTTAGTTCCGCTGGAGGATTGTCTGCTAATGCTAGACTCTATCTAAAAAAAGCTAATACTGATACCGCTACTGATTTTGTTGATATCGGTATACCACCTTTAAATGGTTCCGTTACTAATGCAATGATTGAGGCAACCACTAGTACAACAACTGGTATAACAGGTGATAGACTTAACTTTGCTTTTAATAGTACAAAAGGCTTAGCTGGGGCAAATGCTCAAATCAAAGTTTCTGCCATAGCTAATAATCCAACTGCGATTGCACTTGGAACTATTAACAGTGCTAATACCTCTATTGTTCATTATGGAACAACTAGTGGTGCGATTGCTGGTGCAGGAAAAGATGGATTAAATATCCTCACACAAGACGGTAAAACTTACGGTAATGTTGCTGCTAGAGTGCTTTCTCAAGCAACCATAATGAATACAGCTACAGATGTAGCACCATTAATGCCTCCTGGTACAATAATTATGTACGGAGCAGACTCAGCCCCTGCTGGTTGGTTAGGTTGTGAAGGAGGAACTGTAAGTAGAACTACATATGCAGCTTTATTTGCAGTAATAGGTACAAATTTTGGAGCTGGGGATGGTAGTAGCACTTTTACTTTGCCTAATTTTAGCGATAGAGTAGCGGCAGGTAAAGCAACTAATGTTGGTTATTCACCCTCTGGCACTACAATAGGCTCTTCAGGAGTTTTAACAGCATCAGGAGGAGCATTAAGTTTAAGTGTTGGTACATCATCAGTGGCTACAGCTTCAAAAGACGCTGGTAGTTCAACAGTTGTAACTAGTGTGAGTGGTTCTACTGGTGGTATCACAGTCACACAAGCCTTTCAAGGCGTTAAATTTATTATAAAAACATAGGAGATAGAATGTCTTATTATAAAATGCATATAGACGAACTTCATGCAGATAATGTATTCTGCGAGTTCAGAGAAATTACTAAAGATGGAAAAGGTCCTTTAAAATTAAAGTCATTTAGTTTAGATAAAATGGCAGAGGTTGTTCCAAAAGTAAAGGAAATGGTAGCGGGAGATATTGTAGGAATATACTATGAAAAATCAGGATCACAAAATCCTCATACTGAGATTCAATGGATTGATGGACAAAGAGAAATGCTCAATGAAGAAGATCAAAAATGGTGTATGGAAATTATAAAACGAGCTTGCGTAGACAATGAGTTTGATTATCTTAATGCTCCCCCATCTGTTGATGAGCAGGTTGAATCTTTTATTAAAGAATTTTTTGATGATGAGGATGAAAAACCTTTAGAGAAAAGAGATTTCTTAGAAGAGTTTTTTGCTGAAATTGATGAAGTGGAACCCGATAAAAAGGAGTAAGATATGGCACTTACACGAATAAGTAGATCTGTTGTTGCTAGTAATTTAATAAACTCTTCTTTATTAGCAAACAATAGTGTTGAAGGTAGACATATAGCAGACGGTACTATTACTGCGGCTCAGTTAGATGCAGGAGCTAATGCTGCAGCAGTTGAGGTTAGAATTAATGCTAATGTTGATATAGTACAGGATAATGTGGCCGCTGTTGAAACTAGACGTTCAGCAAATAATACTCTATTAACTGCAGAAGATGCGGCGATAGAAACTAGAAGAGCAGCTAATATTGCTGGTGCTGTAAGCACTATTACTACAGCTGACCTAACTGCATCAAGAGCATTAATTGCAGGCACTGGTGGAAAAGTTGAAGTTAGTGTTATTACCTCTACAGAATTAGGACATCTAGATGGAGTTACTTCTGCCGTTCAAACACAGATAGACGCACTTGAAGCAAGAAGAGCTGCAAATTTAACTTCAGCTACATTTACAGATCAAGTTAATATGAATGATGATCTTGTAATCACTGGTAATTTAACCGTAAGCGGAACAACTACCACAGTTGATACAACAGATCTCATAGTAGCAGATAGAATGATAATGTTAGCATCAGGTGCTACTGGCAGCCCTACTTTAGATGTTGGCTTATTATTTAATAGAGGTAACCAAGGAAATGCAGCAATTTTTTATGATGAGAGTGCTACTACTTTTAAACTAGCTGATACTAAGGATCCTCTTTCTAATACTGCATTATCACCTGTAACACAATCTAATTTAGATGTTGGCATATTAACTGCTGCAAGTGTTAAATTTGATGGAACAGATTTATCTACCGCCATAACTGATAATAGATCTGGGGCAATAAGCACTGTATTTAATACTAACCTAACAGCTTCAAGAGCATTGATAGCTGGTTCTGGAGGTAAGATAGAAGTTAGCGCTGTTACTTCTACTGAGCTTGGGCACCTTGATGGGGTAACTTCTGCACTACAAACACAAATTGATTCTAAGATTGCAACTACTGACTCAGCTTCTAACGATTTTGTTACTTTTACAAGACTTAATGCAAACCTAAACTCTACAACTGCTAACATTAATATAGTACAAGATAATGTTGATGCAGTAGAATCAACACTTGCCACTAAGATTGCAACTACTGACTCAGCTTCTAACGATTTTATTACTTTTACAGTGCTTAATTCAAACCTAAACTCTACAACTGCTAATATTAACATAGTACAAGATAACGTTTCTGCTATAGCTGGAGGAGCTACTTTATTAACTCCGCACACTAACGTGGTAACTAGTATAGCAGATTCAAATACTTACGGAGTTGGTGCAGCTCTAGTGGCCATAGCTAATGTATTAAGTGTGTCAATTGACGGTGTTACTCAAGCTCCCACTACAGATTATATTTACAATAATCCTGGAGATACTATACAGTTTAAAGATGTTGAAACATCTATCCCCGCTGGTTTAACTATAACAATTGTAGGATTGAGACCCGCTAGTTAATGAAAAAATATAGACAACTGACTACAGAGATTACATTTAGATGCAATGCTAAATGTCCTGCTTGTCACAGG